CCTCATGATACTGCAATGCAATGAGTGGCAAATAGAGTCCAGGGTTCCTGTTGAAAAAGAAGTATAGGGGCAAATAGACAGTCTTACCGGAAATTCCGGAGGTCATCTTACCGTAAGTAGCCTTCTTGCTTTCGTCGAGGTAGAGCTCGGAGTACAGACGCCACCACTTCTGGTACTGCTTGTCAATCCTTTGTCCGCCGATCGATAACTCGACGTTGTTGATCGCACGCTCGGCGACCCAAGCGGCGTTAGCGGAAGTCACACCCGAGGACTTGACCTTGAGTTCGACGTACATGTCACCGACGAGATCACCGTTACGGGCGACAGTCACGGAGACGCGACCGGAATCAGCGGCAGTACCGTTGACGGTCTGCTCGATGTTTTCCATCGCGAAGTTAGTGTGGCGCTTGTATTTGGCCTGGAAAAAGGTCACCTCAGGGTTACCGGTAAGGTAAACATCCTGGGCGCCGTAAGCTACGAGTTGCATAAGACCACCGGCCATTTTGAGAGTTGTTGTACTATACACCGAGAAAATAATTCTAGCTAAACGCGCAATTTTTCATTCCCATTTTTCTCAGTGTACAATAAATGTCCAAACAGTCTGCTGATGAAATCGAAGAAGGTGAAATTTTTGAATCTGATTCTGATATGGAAATTCGAAGTGTTAACGACGGAGAAGATGAAGAGGATTTCGACGTCGCTGAATTATTGACTTCACTCTTCGCAACCGAAAATGGAGATACGGTATGTACGGCGCTTGTTGGAATTTCGAGTCAACTTCAAGTTCAAAATAAAATTTTAGTTAAAATATTAGCTCAATTGAATTCTTCGAAAACTAATTAAAAGAAAAAAGCTTACTATGAGTAATGGAAAATACCCACTTCATCGACAAGGACCCAAATAGGTACGAGGCATTGGCGGAGCTTCGTAATCAACAAATTCGGTCGATGAAAGAGGATCAAGCTACTCGCACATTAGAAAAATTAGAGGATGCTTGGGGTCTTCACGATAAGGATTTTCTGGGGCATCAGATGTTGGGGTACAATCAGTACATTTCAAATGGATCGTTCAATAGCCATGGAGCTGTGTCGATTAATGAAATTGATTTGGGTGCTATCAAGGATATCAGGCGAAAGAATCTTGATTTTGCAGTTGAACTAAGAAATCATATAAACAAAATGAAGAAAAATAAAATTGAGAATGATGAAGAAGTCAACGATGTATTTAATGATAATGGTCTTAGTCTCGATAAACGGATTTCTAATATAATCTTACATATCGAAGATGGTTTCGAAAATATACGTCGTCACTATATTTCATATGAACGAGTCAGTACTCCAACAGTTCAACCACAGTATCCAAGGTTTTCTGACCCCTCTACGATGGATGATGAAGATGTCGAAAATTTTACACCACTTCAAAAATGTCTAGTGTTTACACTGGACGAAATATACAAATGTGGATACCGTCGATACAAGGGGCACTGTTGTGAAGAGATTACGACATCTGATGGATATAAAACCCGTGCATGGTTACCAAAGTTTCCCATTGATAAGTTTGTATATTCCATCGCACGGAGAGATTATATGTTTACGAACTGGAAGAATTTTACAAGTAAAGGATCTATCGCTCGTGAAGTTATTGATAACATTTCGAAATGTGATGATCAACAGTTTCCTGAAATTAGTAAGAGACGTCATGTTTGGTCGTTTAAGAATGGTGTATTTGTCGGAAAGGAGTGGATTCCTGAACGGGGTGTATACGACTGTCGCTTTTACCCTTATGATAGTAAAGAGTTCCGTTGTCTAGATCCAACTATCATTTCATGTAAGTATTTCGATCAACAATTCGACGACTATTCACATATTGAACATTGGCAAGACATTCCAACCCCACATTTTGATAAGGTTTTACAATATCAGAAACTTGAAACAGAAGTATGTAATTGGGCATATGTAATGGGTGGTCGTCTGTGCTACGATGTCAATGATTTAGATAGCTGGCAGGTTATCCCCTTTTTCAAGGGTATTGCACGTTCGGGTAAGTCTACATTGATTACGAAAGTGTTTAAGAAATTCTATGAGAGTGAAGATGTCGGTGTTTTGGCGAACAATATCGAGAAAAAATTTGGTCTTTCTGCGATCAAAGATAACTTCATGTTTATCGCCCCAGAAATCAAATCAGATTTGGGTCTTGAACAGGCCGAGTTTCAGTCGATTGTATCCGGTGAAGATGTTTCCATCGCCGTAAAGAATAAAACAGCATTGTCAATTGAATGGAACGTTCCCGGTGTACTCGGTGGAAACGAAGTTCCAAACTGGAGAGATAATTCTGGTTCAATTCTCAGGCGTATTCTACCATGGAACTTTACGAAACAGGTGAAAGAGGCCGATCCTCAACTGGATGAAAAACTTCACAAAGAGCTTCCCATTATTCTTCTCAAGTGTGTTCGTGGATATCTCGACTACTCTAATAAGTACAGGGATAGAGACATTTGGAGGGTAGTACCCCCATATTTCCTACTTATTCAGAAGCAGGTGGCAATGGTTGCGAGTACATTAACGAACTTCATGGAATCGACACTAATTACATACGGGGAAAAGATGTACGTTCCTCAGACTATATTCGTACAGATGTTTAATCAGCACTGTGCCGCAAATAACCTTGGTAAACCCAAATTCAATCAGGACTTCTACGCGGGGCCATTCAGTGCGAGAGATATTGAAGTTCGAGACGAGGTTGTAACATATAAGGGGCGAACGTACCCAAGGCAACCAGTTGTGTTTGGTCTGGATGTGATTGAAGAGGGTATCGGTTTCACAAACGACTTTTAAAAAAAAATAGTGACCAATAGTAATATGAGCCAGTCGGTTCAAGAATTTGTCCGGCGTTCCGGTGTAGAACTTCAGAGCCCGAATTCCGCGTCAAATTCGAATAACAATTCCGCGAGAGAACTTGAAAGAAATGTTGCAATGATTCAAGAACGTAAAGCGCGTGAATCCAGTGTCTCACAAGGACAGCAATTCTTTCGTGCCCCACCTAAACATGTGCAATTTCCTCGCAGACTCCAACGGAATATTGTAAATAATCAAACATATGGACGTTTTAAACAATTTGAAAACTCTAATAATAATTCTCCAATGAATAATGAATTTGATGATGTTATATTAAATTCTAATAATGAAAAAATGATTAACAATTTACTTGCTGAACAGAGAATGATGAACAATAATGAACCCGAAATTAACACCAACCTTCTAGCCAATAATAATTTCGCAAAGGGATTTGGTAATAACCTAAACTATATCGCCCGTCCACCTACAAATGATCTTCAGATTAGTAAATTAAATCCTGGTATGTTTAATGCGATGGTTAATAAGGGGTTTGGTAACACTCCCCGTATAGATCTTAAATATATACTGACGAAAAGGCTACTTGGTAAAACACCTATCGGTGAAGGTCTTTCTATTGATACAATTGAGATTAGGGGTCAGTATGGGCGCTTCACACAAGGATTTTCACACACAAAAGAGGCGGGGGCACAAGGTGATCTTAATAAGGCGTATAGTAAAGTTGAGTTCGGTTTACAAATTTCAAATGATATCGAGACTAAAGGTGGAACTGTAAGTTTTTTCCGTAACGGTAAAATTAGATTCTCAAGTGGATTTGTTGGTTCGAATATCACTAACCAACCCGAACTTATTCGTCGATTTATAGTTGATAATTATACCGAGAAACAGTCATTTCTTTATAATGACTTTGAATATAACAATTTAAGTGGTCAATTTAAGATTAATGGTATATTCAAAAATATGGCAAATATTGCTCGAGAAGCGCAAAAATATGGAATGACCGAGGTTTCATATGAACCCGAAATTACCCCATTTCTTTATATTGAATCTATCCAACACAAGTTTATTATAACTAGGAATGGAAACGTACAGATTTCCGGTGCTAAATCACCCCAAGATCTTGAGAATGCCTATAGATTTGGAACTGAATTTGTCAAAAAACTTCGTAGAAATGGTGAAATTGATATAACTGGTACTTTCAACAACCTTCTTAAACAGGGTAAGGTCAAAACTAAGATCAGAGCTAAAAGGGTTGTAAAGAAAATAAAATCAAAATCAAAAACAAATACAAGTGGATCAAATAAATTGACTAAAAATCAAATTAATGCGATTAAAATTGATGATAAAATGTTAAAAAATTTCGATAAAGCTGAACTCATAGATTTTGCGAGAAAGATGGGTATTACGAATTTTAGAAGTAAAGATGGAAAAACTGGTATACAAAGAAATTCTACCAAGAATCAAATTCGTACAAAGATTAAGGAGAAATATGGGATACGAACAATCAGGTACAAAAATACCAACAAAGGTGAGAACGTGGCACTCACGGGTAATAATGTAAGATTCCGAATTGGAAAGGTAATGTGTAAAAATATGAAAGTAAAGGAGCTTATGCGTATTGCTAGTGTTATGAAAATACCTCTCACGGGGAAAGAGAAGAAAAACGACTTATGTAAATTGATTGAAAAGGCTAGAAACAGTATTGCTAATAAACCTGTCGTAAAACCACTTTCTCCTAGGGCCTTGAAACAAAAAGCGAAAAATAATAAGAGAAACACTAAAGAAATTGGTAAAAATTTTAATCGACAGATGAAAATAAATAACACTGAAATAAAACGAAGACTCAATGAAAATTCTATCCGCAATGACCTTGGTAAACTTTATGGATCTAAGTGGATGAATAGATATAAACCTAACCTTACACAAGATGTAAAAATAATCCAAAATAAGATTCGTAACATTTCTAACGCCAACAAAAATAAGATGGGTGTACCTTTTAAACGTGAGATTGATACTATTAAGAAACACATGGTGAGTAACTGGAAGATGCAAAGAAAGAGAGATTTAGAGAAAAAATATCTTAATAATAAATTAAACGTCAACGGTGTTAATGCCAGTTTGAAAAATGCGTATCGACGGGCAGCGGTTAACTATATGATGAATTTGACGAACGCAAAGAAAAAAATAGATGCAGAAAAAATGAATCGTTATAAAAAACGCTGGCTAAAAACTCGTGCTAATGCTAATAATAACGCACGCCCTAAAGTATGGGCTAAGGCTAGAATTAATAAGATGTAATCTTCTCTATGGAAAGAACTGACACAATACATGTGATAAAGCATACCGCGTTATATATCAAATCTCGCCACCTAGACATAAACCCCAATGATGGACTTACGGTTAATAAGTACATAGCATGTCCCAATAATGGGGCGATAGATACAGGCTTTTTAGAATGAATTGCAATTGTACTTGATATAATAAATACCAAATTTATTATATCAATTATTCTTGAGAAAATAACAAGGTTATAAATAGATATAAGAAAAATAACTTCAAAAGCTATTCGCATATTCTTATTGTATTTTACTTCCGTTACACCCGGAATGGGTTCAGGTTCTTGAACTGGTTCTATAAATGGGGGTGAAGTTTCAATACTTTCATCCACCCCAATTCGAAGAGATCCATCCGGTATTTCTACAACAACAAACTTTTCATCATTCATTATATACACTTTATGTAAGGATTAATACTTTTCTTAGGTTCTGCGATTTGTTTTAGATGAATGGTATGATGTGAAAAATTATATTTAGGAAACGTCTCTTTTATTTTATTTGACAATGTCGTAGCTGGAACTATTTGGGATGATCCTAGACACACAGCATCTCTTTCATATTCGAGGAAACGGTCTTCCATGGTAACGAATTTATCCAATTCTTCTTTGGACAATCCATCTTTATTCATTAATACATATATGTCTTTTGATAAGCCGTTACTAATGTAAAAAAATTTAGATATATCTATTTCATCTGAGGTTTTACGTTTTTCAAGTAATAAATATATAACAATAATGCTCAGTATTATATACAGCATGTTATTACTAGTTTAGATTAATTTTGAAACGTCATTAATCTTGTGAAGAATATTGAAAAGTTGATCATGTGAAGTGACATCACCTGGTTTATTGATTTCAAGTTCGATCTGATAAGATGAAGCATCTTCAGAATCCATATCAGCACTATCACCCGTTGAAATTGTCATATCAATACTGAGATTCTTTCGAACAAATGCGTGACGTAGTTTGGATCGTTTACGATCCATGTCATATTGTCCAAATGTTGGAATTTCTCTCGATATACTGAATCTAACATCGAGTGGTTCAAATTTAAAATCCTGTTTAACAACATTAATTTTTTGAACCATAACTTGTTCACCGGTATTTTCATCTGATGAAATACGAATACCGTTAGTGTCGTCGTAATATACATCCGTTGTAGTCGTTTTCGTACTTTCCCAACCATTATATTTCTTCAAACCTTTCAAAACTCGTTCAAAAGTTTCCTTTCCAACGTTCGTGTCGAAAAGAGAACCATTATGCTTTCCGAGACGAATTTCCACTTCAATATGTTCTTCATTCTTATGTAATTCAAATAGATCCTTTACTTTTTCAGTGATAGATTTGGTATCCATTCTTACTTATCATTTGATATACGCGTCTTTTACTTAAGCCTTTTTTGTTGATAAAGTTTAATGAAAGGTTTCGATAATAAAGGAAATACATGTTACTTCAATACCGCTCTTCAGTGTTTGTTACATATCCCACTGTTAAGTAATATGTTCTTGCGACACCCATATAATGGTGATTGTTCATTCACTACATGTTACTCTGAATTAGTTCAAAAGTACTGGACGAAAGGGCAAAACACTATCGATATTAATAAACTCATAAGACATTTCCGTGAAAAGTTTCCCAGATTTAAGTCCAATGAACAACACGACGTTCAAGAAGCTATTATGTGTATGATTGATATACTAGAAACACAAAAACCAGAAATCAAAGATTGGTTATATGGAAAAAAGACACAAGAAACGATATGGCCAGGTGGAAAGACATCAAATGAAGAAGTATTTGGTATTCATTTGATCACTTCTGATGGGAATGATATGGAAAAAATGTTATTGAAAAGTACTGATTGGAATACAATAGAAAATTTTGAAGATATAGAAGGGAAAACGCATCATATAGCTACGAGTCGTATGGTGTTTTCAAAGCTTCCACAAATACTGATGCTTTCGTTTGATAGAAAAAGTCATATTAAAATTATAGAAAATCTAGTTATTGACAACAATGAATATACCCTTATATCTAGTGCATTACATATTGGTAATCAACACGATGGTCATTATGTAAGTTTTGTGAAAATCCGAAACAAATGGCATTTGATTGATGACAATGAAATTAAACAACAAGATCTCCCCGAAGAAAGTGGCTTTTATTTTATGGTCTACAATCTAAAAACTCCTTCATCTTGATATCTTCCTTAATATTTACGATTGTACGGTAAAATGTCCTACGATTATTTGGGTGTGTCTTGTCATGTCGCCTTTTAAGGGGTTTCCACCACATTGGTTCTTCCCACCCCATATACATACATTCAACAATTGCACCATCTTCGAACCATGACTTGTCTTCAATTCGGTTAGGTGGAATTTCTGACTCAAAAATGAGTTTTCCCTTCTCTTGTACATACAGTCTCCATGATGGTCTTCCTGGTACTGAACCAGCAGTTTCTCGAGAAGGTTCCCATTTCATTAAAAAATCCACTGTATTCTTCATCTGTGGTTTCCACTTAAACATCGTCTCATGTGTACCTATACGAATTGGCTCATTTATTGGGGTAAATACAAGTCCATCAACTTCTTGTTTTATAGTTGGAAGGTGTTCATCCATAAATTGTGCAAAATCTTTCATATGATGTAACTCTTTTAATTGAAGACGATATTTATCCATTTTCATATAAATTATTGAATCGGTAACACCAAATTTAGCATATCCGAGACGATCTAATAAATTGGAATTCCATACCGATTTTCCACCAACAAGTACAGCATCATAAATCATGAGTGTATTCTCATATAGTTCACCGTCCAAGATTGTTCCGTCATATACACTCTTTTTTAGATTAAGTGACACCTCGAACATCTTGAATGAGCGATTCACGAATAGACATTTATTCTTTCCTTCAAACCTCAAAGCGACCATCATATGACGTTCTCCATCGGTCTTTTCACATACAACATATTGTCCCTTCTTAAGAATAGGGAAATGCTTGTACTCAACCGATATAGGTTGTGGTCCAGGAAAATAGTCTTTACTTCCCCATACTTGATGAATAAAGCTTACAACATATTTGTAAAGTGGGGATTCCGACTTTATAGACATGTTTTATATTGAATCAAAAACTTTAATTGACTTTCACACCAGCTGCGTTTAGAATACTACTAATACATTCATGTGTATAAGCGATGGTTAACTTAGATGCCGTAAACGCATAAAGTTTCACGCCTTGTTGTACAAATTTTTCAAACATTTTTGGACTCACTTTATAATCTTTATTTTTATGTAATGACTTGAGAACATTCTTAGTGTTCATTATCCATGCACGTGCGTTCGTTCTCGTTACATGATAAATATTAGTGTCCACCTTCTTTCCAACTTCTGTATCGAAATTAAGACCCATTTGAGAATATGGTTCATCTACATTCTCATTTACCTTATTCTTGAACATTTCCCAATCAATACCTTCTTTTACACCAGGAAATACAAGACATCCTATATGTTCATGTTTCCTGATACATTCATCCAGAGATATATCATCGACACCTACTCCGAAATCAATAAAAAATATACGGTCGTATAGCTTCATACAATGTTGTACCATTTCAGCTTTTTTAAATGGGTCATCATCGATGTACAAAATTTCATTTTTAATATCATTCTGAATACATCGCATATTCAACTTCAGTACAGAATGGAGCGTCTTTACATGACATGCTTTAGACCTTGTGACTAAAATAGTGACTAGCTTCATTTATAATTATTATAATTTAAACCTTAAGCCTGTCATTTAGACATCCAATAAATGGAAGATTACCAACATGTCCAAGGGTCGTATTCACATCTGCGTAAATTTTACCATCGGTTTGTTGCCATCTACGACAGAACGCATAGTCTTCAGAAAGGTAACGACGACTCGTGGGGTCAATCATACAGTCGAAACATGCGTGATAATCCTCAAAATCCCGATTTGAGTGATCATTTTTACACCATAAATCCGGGAACTTTTCTTCTAATGTTTTAAAAACGGATCGTTTAATCATCATAAATCCGGTTGGTCCATCTAAAATCTCAATAAATCCATCGACTACTGATCTACTTTGGGCACCAAAATTAATTACAAGACTGGAAGAAAGCATTGACATATCACGTGTATCACCTTTTTTGATAGCATCGGCTGCTTGATCCCATACCACCGTCTTTTTGGGGTAACATGCGACGGATAAATCGTGACCAGATTTAATTAAACGCACAACGGATTCTGGATCAAAGTGGATATCTGCGTCGATGAACATAAAATATTCACAATCCGTTTTTTGCATAAAACGACCAACGGAGACATTACGGGCGCGGTGTACGAGAGATTCATTTTCGGTTGTATCTAATAACAATTGTATATTTTCTTTCATTAAAAGTAGTTGAAGTTTTATAATACTAGTCATATATTTTTCCAAACATAATCCACCATAACATGGTGTGGCTATAAACAACTTCACCATATTCTACTACTACGATTTAGCCTCTAAGTGCTTTTTTATTATATTATCGATTTTATTGAGAGTAGGAACAGAGATGTTACATTTTTCACATAGTTCAGATTTTTTTACTTTCGTTCCAAGAACTGTATAAATAATCGCAGAAGCTATACTGTTCGGTGTCTTACTCATAAGATTAGCACAATCGTCAGTTAATTGACATAACTTGTTACATTTTAATCTTTCATCCCGTGTGACTTCAAATGCGTTCAATAATCTGTTCATTACATCGAATGCTTTTGTCACATAATTCTTTTCAGTTATTCCCATAATGGTATCTTTGAAAATCTGAGTCGTACGACTTACATCTTTCGATTGAATACCAAACATATCAGAAATTTCTTTTGTTGTTCGAGGGTGTTTAGCGAGACGACATGCATATAATATACAATTTGCCTTGATACCTAATCGTACAGCACCTCGTGTAAGTTTTTCTTCATTGAACTTTCTGTACATCATTTTTGCATCTTTAAGAACCACTTCAGGTAAAGTGTGACACGCTTCATCAATATCACGATACGCGTGAAAGAGTGAGCGATCTCTGTGATTCATAGACATGTGGAAATTTATTTTTGCCATTCGTTTATTTTCATACGTCGATGAATATTGTGTAGATATGATCGTCCCTTTCCCCCAATTTTGAGAGAAAAGTTCTGGATTAGAATTGGGATTCCCACATCTAGATGGATCATTGACTTTCCCATCATCGTTCATTCCACTAGTCCATTCGGCAGTGTCATCAACGTATCGATCTTCTATAAGTCCGCATTCCGAACACGTTGGTAAACCTTCGGGTGAAAAAATTTTAACCCCAAAGCATTCACGACATAAATGTATACTAACTGGCTTTTCTTCTGTATTTTGTTGTAAAAGGGTGTCTATGTCAGACCATATAGTTGCCAGCATTGTTTTGTTCTAGCAAACCTTTTATTTAGTTTTTAATAACGCGTCTACTGACTTAGGCGTCTGACACGTGATTCGATTAAATCGATCGTGTTTTTGAATCCCCGAGCTCCGGTAGAAGAGGGTTTCCATTCTTCCCATTCTTTGTCAATGGTTGCGTAGTCTGCTGGTAAAATGGTTTGACCTTCTACTTCAGAATCGGGTACAATGAAGTCAGCCATCTCTGAATCAGTGTCACTCCCTAACAGCATCTCGTGAACCTCACTGTCACTTTCTTCGATGTCAATTTCTGAATAATACGCAAACATATCAATGTTAACACGTTTCATCTCAAGATCCTCAAAATTCGTCCCACTTGGGTGATGTTCCATCACACTCTCGTATGGTGCTGGGGACAATTCAGATGTATCGATTTTATAAACACAGGCGGATTTGTAAATCGATTCAGTAGGGTTTAGGTAATGAAGACCTAATGTTTTACCTGTATTCATGGCAACGACTGCTAACATTTGGTCTTCGATACCATCTTCATTTACTAAAACTTTTACTATATCATTCTCAATTATATCAGAGGGCACAATCATGCTTAGAGTTTTCCGACAAAAAATATTCAGGGATAATATCACAGATGAAAGTTTTTATTTATTCAAAAGAGGGGTGTACGTATTGTGACCACGCTGTCACTCTTTGTGAGACTGAAAGTTTAGAATATGAGAAGGTAATGGTTAGTAAAGACAAACTCAAAGAGATATGTGGCGGATCCGTATCAACCTATCCTCAAATATTTATCGACGATCGTCATGTCGGAACGTACTTCGACTTCCAGGATTACATTGAAAATGACTACGAACCTATACTTGCCCCGACATTAAATCGGTTTACTGTATTCCCCCTGAAGTATCCTCATCTATGGGAGCTCTATAAGAAAGCTCAGATGTCTAATTGGACGGCTGAAGAAGTAGATTTCTCCAAGGACATAGAAGATTGGAAGACTCTAAACGATAACGAACAAAAATTTATTAAATATATCCTCGCCTTTTTTGCTGGGTCTGATGGTATCGTATTCGAAAACATCAATAACAACTTTGCTGATGAAGTCCAGATATCAGAAGCTCGGTCATTCTATGCCTATCAATGCCACAATGAGATGGTTCATGGTGAGACCTATTCAAAACTTATAGACAAATATATCAAAGATACTACTGAAAAGAAACAGCTTTTCGAAGCTATACAAACAATTCCATGTATACAAAATAAGGCTCAGTGGGCGATGAAATGGTTTGATACCGAGTCTCGTACATTCGCTGAACGCTTATTCGCATTCGCATGTGTCGAGGGGATCTTCTTTTCTGGGAGTTTTTGTGCAATTTTCTGGTTGAAGAAGAGAGGGCTTATGCCTGGTCTTTGTTTCAGTAATGAGCTCATCTCACGGGATGAAGGTCTGCACCAAGAATTTGCTGTTGAGTTATTCAAATTACTTCGTAATAAACCTTCAACGGAAGTTATTCATTCCATCGTCAAAGAAGCGGTGAAAATTGAGAAGGGTTTCATTATTGATGCGCTCCCATGTAACCTTATTGGTATGAACTCTGATAAAATGGCTGAATACATCGAATATGTATCCGACCGCCTCCTCAAACAGATTGGTGAACCCCCCATTTGGAATTCTAAAAACCCATTTGATTTCATGGAAAATATAAGTCTCGATGGGAAGACGAACTTTTTTGAAAAACGGGTTGGTGATTATGGAAAAATGGACGAAGATTCCACCAATCTTGCTTTCGATGAAGAATTTTGAACATTTTACAACCAATTAACTTAAATGGTTTGTAGAACGCAATTTTATTTAAAATAATCCACCATCAACACCAATTTCGAATGGTTCAAGAATCTTTCCCGTATCAGTCTTTTCGGGTATCTTGGGTTCTTTAAAACCAGGTTCGGGTACGGGAGCTTCTGCCATAGACACAACGGTTTTACTACCCTTCTTACTCGTCTTGTCCGATGATTTACCTTCACCCTGGCACGACGGCTTTTCTCTTTTTATGTTCATCATACCCCATACGATGAACATGAAAACGATTGCGTGAATTGCTAACCCAAATGCGGTTGGGCATCCGTTAGGTGATGCAATTCTCGACCCTAAAAGTCCCCTGACGAACCTGAAAGTCATGGGGTTGGCGACAACATAAAATGTTAGTGCCGAAATTATCGAAATGATAAATTTGTTTTCTTGTTTTTTACCATTACATCCACATCCACAGTCTTTAAATAGACCCATATTCACTTTTATAATATATGTCAACAAAAAAACCTACTTAAAGTCAAGTCGTGTAATATGTATATAACCAATCCACAATGTCGCTCACTATCCAACAATCATCTGAATTCTCTCCTGCTTCTGTACAATTTTCAAAATTTCGTAAAAATAAAAATGGCGGCAAAGCCGTATACCTCAACGCTGGCGACAACAAAAAAATCTATGTTCAACTTCCATTCTTACGTTCACCATATGGTCTGAGTGCTTACACTGATGAAGCTACTGGGCGTACTTCGTACTCACTTGATCTTTCATTTGACCCTGAAAACACTGAAGCTATGGAGCTTCATGAAAAGTTGAAGGAACTCGACGATATCATCGTAAATACCGTTGCAGCCAACTCGAAAGAGTGGCTCGGTAAAGAATTCAATGTTGCTGTTCTCCGGGAAGCGCTTTACAAACCCATTGTTCGACCAGGTAAGGAGCAATACCCTTCGACGATGAAGCTCAAGGTTCTTACCAAGAGTGATGGTTCATTCGTTCCAGAGTGTTACAATATGTCCAAGCAAATGGTATCACTAGACAGCATCGAAAAGGGTCAAAAGGCCATGGCCATCATTGATGTTAACCAGATTTGGTTCATCGATAATAAGTTTGGCGTCACGATCCGCCTCCAACAGGTTCTATTTGAACAGTCTGTCAAGCTTCCCTCCTTCGCGTTCCAAGGATTAGATCTCCCAGATGAAGAGGTTGAAGATACCGAGGTCGAAGATGAAATTGAAGAAGTTGATGATCAATAATTACATATTATATACACTTTAAAAAATCCTTCTTGGTAAGTTTAAAAAAACTTCTTACCAATAAGTAAGTATGTCTAATATAGAGAGTAATCTCAAAAAATTACTCAAAGGTGAGAAGGCTTGTATGCCAGAACACTTCTTGAAAGTTCCCAGTTACAACTCACCTACCCTTCGCACTGGTAAGGGTAAGCCATTGAGTGAAGGTGCATTTGGAAAGATGTACCGTGGAAGTATCAATGATAATGGAAGGCGGTATGTCGCGTACAAAGAGATAGATACATCGGAAAGTACCAATGGTGCCTTTGAGTTTGAGTTCAAAGTTGCCCAAAAATTGAAGGAGTTTGCGGTTCCCGAGATGTACCTCTTTAGAAAGTGTCCCATCCAAGATAAAGACATGGGTAGAATACGTGCCAAGTCGGGTCATTTTGTCCAACCAGCAAAACGCACCAAACCCAAGGATATTCTTTATATGGAACTTCTTAATGGTAAGCCGTTTAATTCGTGGTGGCAAACTAATCCATCTCTTGATGCGATGAAGTCTGTAATTGTACAGGTTTTTGATAATCTCTACCGAATTAACCAAAAATTTCCAGACTTCCGTCACCGTGATTTACATGGAGGTAATGTGATGGTTAATCCAGATGCTCTCAAGACCCAATACACATGGGACGTTGACCTCGGTCGTAAAGTAATTCGAAACGATCCCGGTGGATCTTTTAAGAGTCGTCTCGGTTCACCCGATATCAAAAAGTATAAGCGTACGAACGCTGGTGTAGAAGCGCATATCATCGATTTTGGTTTATCATACTGGTCCAGGCGTATGCCAAACCCAGAAACGGCTGATGGTGGATATGAGGGTGCGGGTATATACGGACATGGACAAGGTCCAGGTACGATTTACTATGATATTCATAGGT